ACCCTTAGGGCCAGTATCACCCTTAGGACCCTGAGGGCCAGTAGCACCCTTAGGGCCAGTATCACCCTTAGGACCCTGAGGGCCAGTAGCACCCTTAGGGCCAGTATCACCCTTAGGACCCTGAGGGCCAGTAGCACCCTTAGGGCCAGTATCACCCTTAGGACCCTGAGGGCCAGTAGCACCCTTAGGGATAGTGAAGTCAAGCACAACGTCCTTAGCCGTCCCGGAATTCACGACGCTAGCCTGCGTACCCGGCGCACCCGTCGTGGTCTTACCAATCTTCAGCGTATTCCCGCCAGTGCCGATAGGCGTGACGCCAATATACTTGCCTCCGCTAGCATACCAGACGGCATTCAGCGAAAGCTCGTAGGTAGCCGCATGGTCAGGTAGCTTGCTGCGATGGAATCGCAGAGTACACCCGTCGTCTTGTCTATCGATGTAAAACTTCTGGCAATCCGATGTTTCCGACGTGTCACCGGAGGCACCCCCATTCATGTTGTCCGTCGAAATCCTGTAGTATCCAGTGCCACTGCCGGAAGTATAGTCGAAAAGTTCCTTGTCCGGGCAATATTTTTTATCGATTTTGCATAGACTGTATGTCTGATCGTTTCTGGTGCTGAGGGTAAGAGAGCCGTAGGCGTGAGCGTGGACAAGCGCGGTCAGCGGGTCATATGTCAGTCGCACGTGGATAGTGTCCACGCTGTTAAGAGTGACATCCTCGCTGTAAATCGTGGTCGGTTTGCTGCTCGCGCCGACAAGCCCGCTGATATCCTCGGCTGTCTTGGTCAGAGCATCAGCCTTGGCGGTCAGCGACGAGGAAAGATTGCCAAATTTTTTCTCGATCGATGCAGTGTATTGGTCATACAGTGTGCGGTCATCAGCGCTTGCCGCCGAATCACGGCTCATACTGGCCGCTTCCACATCAATGATGAAATTCTGCGTGCCGACAGGGTTCCCATCCGCATCGAAAATCACCAATTCCGCCGCGTGCTTGCCAGCGTACTTGGTCATCTCCTGCGAGATAGTGAAGCTCACCTTGCTACCGGTGCCAACCGCGCAAGTGCTGGAAAACTCAACGCCATCGCTTCGAGTACCGTCAACGCGAGCCACCATGCCATCGATCTGCGCCAATTCGTGCCCGTCGTAAACCGTTAACACGATAGTACGCGAGCCGGTATCGAATTGGCTCATTTTCACTACCGGATACTCGCCCGTAGCCTTCAAGTCAATATCATATTCTTGAGTAATAACGCTCATAATATCCTCCTAAATCCATCGTGAATAGTCTTCGATGGTGAGACTATGAACAGTCCCACTCCATTTTATCGAATGTTTGCCGGGAGCCAGCGCAAGCCGCTGATAGTCGCCGGTAATCAGCCGGTTCATCAAAGTTCCTTCAGGCGTTGACGCTTCGAGATTAGCCACGTCCACAATCAGCGTATAGTCTCCAGTATTCGTAACGCTGAGAATCTGCGAGCCGTCCAAGTAAATGCCGATATTGCCGCTAGCCTTGATTGTGAGCTTCGGAGCCGCGACCACATTACCGGCATTAGTCACCACCGCTTGCACATCGGCGCTAGTAAACACCTTCGGACGCTGGAGCCGCCCAGCCTTGAATGGCTGGACATGCAATTTAATATCAGCCGTCCGATACCTTACAAGCCGATCGAAGTCGATGGAATCCAATTGCTGGAATCGGTACACCTTGTCAGGCTCATTACTGAAGGTGATAGTCCCGCTAGTGGCAAAAAACTCGATAACCTTGTCAATGTCAAAGTTTCCGTGCAGCCCGACGCTTACCGTCTTGTCGTAAGACTGATAGCCAAGCGTGGTGATAATGTCGCCGTCCCTACCGTCGATTTCCTCGCTCGAATACCGCATCTTCGGCTTGGTGATCGGCGGTAGCGACGTGACAATCAATCCGTCCACACCATACGAAGGCATGCCGTTGATCAGCACCCAAGGACGCTGATAGCCGAAACCTTTCATAATCTCAATCCTCCTAACCGCGATAGATTGCCGCTGCCACAGTCTTGGTCACAAAACGTCCAGCCACTTCGTCATCAAGCACCACGCGAACATTCTGCAATGCTTCCACGATAGCGTCCACGATATTAGCCTGAGCCCCATAGCCGTAACCATTGGAAGCCGCCTGAGCCGCTGAAACACCACCCAGATCGTACGTCTGTGCGAAAGCATCAGAGCTGGGCATTGCATCAATCATCTGCTTAGACACATTGCCCATTTCGTCCTCGAAGCCGACCCCGATACCTTCGGCAAGATACTTGCCGACTTCATCGCGCATCAAGCGTGAAGGCGAGTGGATTCCGAAGAAGCCCTTGATGTCCTGCATGATCCCGGAAACCCAGCCGCTGACCTTGTCACGCAGCCAGCCAATGGAATTGCTGATGCCTTCCCAAACGCCAGTGACTATATTCCTTCCGATGCTGATCACTTGTCCGGGAGCTTCACGCAACGCGCTGACGATATTTCGCACGACGTTTCTAGCGCCGCTCACGACATTGCCGATACCCCTCACGATACCGGCAGCAAGCTGCACCATCATCTGCAAGCCCGTGCTGATGATCTCAGGCAAATGCGCGCTGAGCGTGCTCACGATCTGCATGACAATCTGCGGTTGCATCGCAATCAGCTGGGGGATAGCCTGAGTGATACCCCCAATTAGGGCAAGCAGAATCTGAATACCGGCAGTGATAAGCAACGGAAGATTATCCAGCAGAGTGTCCGTTATCTGCATCACGATACCGGGAAGCATCTGGATAAGCTCTGGCAGCGCCTGAATCAAGCCCTGCGCAAGCCCCATAAGCAACTCCATACCAGCCTGCAATATCAGCGGCAGATTCTGCAAAATCACGTCCACGATCTGCCGAACAATCGTCGGCAACATCGTAATCAGCTGCGGCAGCGCCTGAGCAAAGCCCTGAATCAGCATCGTCAGCATCTGCATACCAGCATCAAGCAGTTGAGGCAAGAGCGTGAGGATTGCTTGCACGATCTGCGGCAAGGCGGCAGTCAACGCACTCATGATCTGCGGGAGTGCCGCGACAATCGCCTGCACCACCTGAGACAGGCCATTGACGATATTCGGTACCTGAGCCGTGATAAGCGGCAACAATTGCGTCGTGATCATGTTCACGGCTTGTGGCAGCAATTGCACGGCAGACTGCACCATGCCGTTAATCAAAGGCGCGATGCGCGGCATGATATTCGACGCGAAAGTATTGACCGAATCAACAAGATTGTTGATTAAGCCGTCCATATTCGCGCCACTATCGGACATCCCGGCGAGAAGATTCTGCCAGCTAGCCTTCATGGCGTTCATCGAGCCTTCGATGGTCGTGGACGCTTCCTTGGCCGTCGTGCCGGTGATGCCCATTTGCGTCTGCACGGCATGGATAGCCTTCACCGTATCGCCAAAATCACCGATCGTGTAGTGCTCGCCGGTCAGCTTCTCAGCGTCCGCCATGAGACGCTCCATCTCAGACTTCGTACCACCATAGCCGAGCTTCAAATTGTCAAGCATCGCATAATTGCCACGAGCCAAGCTCTGGTATGTCTGCTGGATACTCTCAATATCCGTGCCCATCTTGTTAGCATTATCGGACATATCCTGCACAGCGGTATTACCAAGCTCAGCCGCCGCCTTCGTGTCACCACCAAGCGACTGGATCAGCGACGCCGAAAAGCCCGTGACGGTATTCATGTACTCGTTAGCGCTCATACCAGCCGCCTTATAGGCGTTATTAGCGTAATCCTGCACGATCCCAGCGGAATCCTTGAAAAGCGTCTGCACGCCGCCCACAAGCTGCTCATTCTGCGAGTAAGCCTCGATAGCCTGCTTGCCGACATTCAGGACAGCGGAACCAAGCTGCTTAAGCCCATTGACAGCAGCACCAATCGCACTCGTCGCAAGATTCGCCAGCACATTCTTGAAGACGGTATACCCGCCGCTAGCTTCCTGCGCCTGCCTACCACTCTTAGCAGCTTCCCCGCCAAGCTCACTAGCAGCCTTGCCCGCCTTATCCATATCAGGCGACAAGCTCTTGATCTCACTATCCGTCTTGTTGATATCCGCCTGCGCATTATTCATCTGCGTGCGCATCTTGCTCATGGCGATCCCATTGGCATTGACAGCAGCCGAAGACTTATCCACATCACGAGCTAAATTCGCCACGACTTTCGCCTGCGCCTGATACTCAGGTGATGTTTTGCCAAGCGTCGCTTCGATCTGCGCCAGCTTCTGCTTCTCAGCATCATAGCTTGCGACAAGCTCCTTATGCTTCGTATTGTTCGCAGTGTACTGCGCACTCATGGCTCGATACTGCGAGGTAAGGACGCTCAGTTTTTCCTTCTGCACAGCCATCTTGTTATTCAGCGCTTCAGTCCGTGCCGTCAATGCCGCCTGCGAATTGTCGCTCTTTGCATACTGGGAGCTGACCACCTTCATCTGTGAGCCGACCTCACGCAGATTCTGCGAGATACGCGCCAACGCCGCGCGATATTCGCTCTCGCCCTGTAACTTAATCGCCCCGCCAAAACCTGACACCTAAAACACCTCCTAGAACCATTCCTCTTCTTGTTCTTGCTTGCGTTTCATAGCCGAATACGTCGTATTACCAGCCCTCAACATGTTTTCTATGTCGAATACCTGTTGGTACGCCGCATATCTCGCCATGAAGTCCTTGAGCGTCAAACGCATAACCTCACGATCTGAAGAAAGCCCAAGCCTTGCCCGGCCAATGAACAATATCCACGCGAAATCAATGGCCGGGTCTTGGTCAAAGTACACGTCATCGTCGTGGATTATTCGTTTTTTGAGCCATCCTCGGTGGAGCTAACCACGATCCCCTGCATCTGCTTCGTAATCGCGTCCATACCGACAGTGCCGATCAGTCGACCGACCTGCTTGAGCGTGAGCGGCTTAATGTCGGTACCATTGTCTTCATTGTCGATGTCGATGCCCTCGTTGATCATTGCGGCAAAGCCGAAGATGACGGCCTTGGCATTCGGCTCGCCATTCTCTCCTTCTGTCTGCTTACCCCACTCGTCAAGAGAGCCATACTCCTCTTGGATTGCCTGCATGACATTGAGGTTGAAAGCAAGGTGATACTCGTTCCCCTTGTAGATAATCGCATCATTCTTCTTAGTCATAATTTCCTCCTAAAAGTAAGGGCATGACATTCCCATGCCATGCCCTAATTATCTCACGAAAAGGTCAGCCCCAAGAGCCGGTAGTGGTGACGTTCCCAGCCTTATTTGCCTTTGGAGGGTGTCAGCTTACCCTTGACCCACGTGACAGCAGCAGCCTTCGTGTCAAATACCTGCGCAGCCGACCAAGCGCCATTAGCCAGCGTTGCGGCAGTACCCTCGATCTCAGGCGTGGAGAATTCCATGGATTCGCCCTTGGTGTCGTCCTCCTGAGACGGCTCAGCGAAGCGCACCTTATAAAGGAATTCGCCCTTATACACGTACTTGCCGTTGACCATCTTGGTCACGATACGCCCAAGACCGACCCAAGGCGCTGCATCATCAGCGGAACGCACCATTTCGCTGCCAGTCTCAGCCACCTTATGACCGAGGATCTCAGCGAAGACTGTCATATCATCATCAGCGACACCAAGCGTCACCTTCGCATTTTGAAAGCTATTATCGGATTCCACGAGCACATCATCGGCGTAAAGCGTCGCGTCATTCGTGGACACGTCAACCTTGGCCGAGATAGCCTTACCGAAGGACTTTGCACCAGCATAAGATGCGGTACCGTCAGGGCCCTCTGTAAGGATTCCATACCACAGATTTGTCAATCCGATTTGTGCCATTTTCACCAGCTCCTTTCACGAGCAAAATTAAGAGTGACATGGTAGTATCCGGTATCGGATTCGTACATGTCCCATTGGCTACGGGACGGTTGCCACGTCCACCCCGCTTCATTTAGTTTATCTCGTACCGCATCCGCGATAGCGAGATAGTTTGACTTTGAATAAACGTCAAAATCATAGTACGTCACCCATGCTTGGATACGGTCATCGGCGGCATACGAATTATCATCATCCTCGCGCGAAAACACCACGTAAGGCTCACCATGCCCATCATAATGCTGGAACGCCACAGGGATGACCTTGCCGCCTACCGCGAAGCCTTTGAACAGGTTTAGAATCTCTTCATTCAAGCTCTCACCCCTTCGGAATATACTTGTCCTGCACTTTTTGCATCGCCGCTTCGATTTCCTGCTTTTTGAAGCTCTTGCGCATGAACGGGTGCTTTTTCACTGTGCTAGTACTACGCCCGTATTCCATGACATTGCATACAAGTGGAGCGGGAACCGTATCGCCAGCCTTGTTCACGAAATAACCGTAGAACGCAACCTTGGTATTCACACCATCATCAGAAGGTGTCCGGTATACTCGCGTTATCTTCAAGCAGGACATGATATCGGAATCACGGAAGCTAGGCGGGACATTCGCCTGCACGCTCTTCAACACGGCTTCAGCGCCCGCCTGCGTCATCTCGCCCAGCATCTTCTGAGTATCGGCGCCCAACTGTTCAAATGTCTTTATCAGCTCTTCAGGCATTGCCGCATCGAACTGAGCCATCAGTGTGTCACCGCCTTCGCTTGAAGCTCAATCTCTATATTCGCTTCATTAACATTATTTACGTATTCGATAGTGTAGGCCTTACCATTGTATTCGATAAGCATATCCCGGTCGATAGTCGTATTGCCGGGATACCTGATCGTGAAATTCGTCAAAGCTTTTTCAAAGTCACTGTCATTCTGAATCAGTGTAAAGCCTCTGGTTGTCTTGACGTGAGCGTAAGGCTCTAAGATTACCTCGCGGCTGGACGTTGGGAACCCATCTTTATCAGTGGTCTGCACGTCCTTGACAATCCTGATTCTGTGATCGTACCGTCCTGCGTTAATCATCGTTGCTCACCTCAGACGGTAAAAGATTGATACTGTGCATATCTAGGATTGATTGCACAGTGTGATTCTGTTTAGTAGAATCAACATACATAGAGCGGTTATCGTACATGTCCTGAGCCAAGCAGAGCGCGGCAACCACCATATCCGGTGATTCATCAAGTTGCGCCGCGCTCAACCCAGTGTATTTAGCCATGTACGACGGTACAGCCTTGATGATGGCGGCAAGCAGAGTATTATCAGCTTCGGACGGGTCAGCTACACGAAGATAATCGGCGAGCGCCTGTACCGTGATATCCGATACCTTACTGATCTCCATTCAAACCACCACCATCATCTAGACTATTCTTCGGTTTCCGTTGCGGTTTTCTTAGTCCTGCCACGCTTCGGCTTGACTTCCTCAACGCTAGCCGGTTCCTCAGTTTCCACCACTTCAGCAGGCTTTTCAGTTTCCACCACTTCAGTGGGCTTCTCAGCTTCCACCACTTCAGCAGGCTTGCCGATTTCCTCCACGTAGCCAGCCTGCAACAAGTCAGCTACGATAGCGTCATCATCGACATTTCGCATCTCGCCAACACGCATGCTGATGATGCCGCTAAAGGATGTGAGAGCCTTAATCTCATGCACTTGCCATCACCAGCTTCGCCAGCTTCTGAGCGTCCTGCACCTTCGCGTCAAACTCGAACCACGCCACGACACCGGTCGCGTGTTCGTCCGCGTACTTTTCGCGCAGAATCTGCGTAGAAATATCCTCGCTGAACTTGACGGCAAGGCCGGTCATGTCACCGTAGTAGATGACGGTCTTATCGCCAGCTATGTCAGCCATGTTATCGGACACGTAGACAGGCTTGCCAAGCAGCGTGGAACCGAATGGAGCCGTGATGTCATCCTGAAGCATGTAATGACCATCGCTGCCCTTCAACAAGCGGAGAGCAGTGCGGGTAGCCGGTGACATGATGAAGATGGCGTTCTTCTGGTACACGTCCTTGACGGCATCCTTCAGCTTCACAACCTCGTCGGCGGTGATGGCAGTCGCGGCAGCGGCAGTCAGCTTGTTGTCAAGAGTGGACAGGCCAGTGACCTTGGAAGCCGTGCCGTTAAGCAGCTCGCCCTCGATGAATCGTGCGATATCCTCGCCCATCTGATTGGTGACGAAGGACACGATATCAAATTGTGCGTTGTTAATCAGCGAATTGCTGATCTTGGAGAGAGCGCCAGCGAGGAAGCCGCCAAGCTCGATGCTCTTAAACTCTCCATTGCTGGATGCAATCGGGCTGAACTCCGTCTGATACGCGACCTTGATGGAAGAAGTGGACGTATCATAGTAAGGAAGCTGGAGCTTGCCCTTGGTGTTGTAACGCTGCGCCTTCTCAAGCACAGGGCTAACGTCGTACACCTTCTTGATGATCTGGTTGGCGATAGAAGTAGGAATCACAGCACCGTTATCGGTGAGCGTCAGCTCGCCAGCACGCTCCTGCATCACCTTGTCACCGCGAATGTAAGCCTCGAACGCGCGAAGCTCTCGTGCTTCGGTATCCTGCGGCTTATCGCCGTTGTCGCCCATCGGCTTCGCTTCCTCCTTCGGCTGCTTATCAGCAGCACCCAGCTCGTCGTTAATCTTCAGAGCTTCCTTAATCTTGCGCACGTCATCACGGATTTCAGCCAGCTCAGCAGCCTCGTCATCGGTCAGCTCACGTTTCTCGGCTTCCGCGCCCTTGAGGATTTCCTCGGCGCGGGTAACCCGCTCATTCTTACGTTCAATCATGTTCTTCAGCTGCATGATTAATCCTCCTTTAATTCAGCAATGAGCTTTTCCCATTTGCCGTAATCAATTGTACTATTCGTTTCTTCGGAATCATCACGCTTTTCAACGTGCTTTTCCTCAGTATCATCAGCCGGTTCATCACCGGTTTTCTCTTCGATGATTTCCGGCTTATCATCGGTCATCGGCTCACCTGAATTAATGCTCACCGCGTCACCGTCAGCGTCACGAGCCTGAATCAGCGTACCGTCATACGCCGGAACCTTCGATCGGTCAAGGATTGACACCTCAAACAGATCCAAATCATTCACGTCACGGGTCATCATACCGTCTACATCGTGGGTATCGACTTTCAAATCGGTGAAACCGAAACTCCAGCCGACAAGATCACCATGCTTGGCTTTCTCGATAACGTCAGCATCGGTAATCACGGCACGCGCACGCAAACCGATATTATCCTCATGCAATTCGAGATTCCCCTGCTTCGTACTGCCAAGGTCACGCGAATAATCATGATTCAGCAACACATGGATATCGTCGTTGCGTTCGATGGCACGCTTGAACGCTCCAGCCTTGATGCGCTCACGGAACTTGCCGACACGCGAATTAAGCGGCTTAGACAAGCGTTCCACAGCGTTCACATAGCCATCGATTTCGACGCTATCCTCACGAATATTGATTTTCATTCTGTCGCACCTCCTGCATTAAGTGTACCGCCATTGGTAGCGGGGAATTCAAGCGGATTACCCGATTGGGTCTTGGTCGAATCAGTGTTAGGCGTGTAGATCTCGCCCGTCTGCGTATTGTACAGCACCGAATCAAGCCCAAGATTCAGGATATCCATACCATCAATCGTGTTCATATTCTCCGCTTGGCGCATCTCATTAATCGTCATGATTCCGCACTGTTTCGCCAGCTGGTAAACCTCGAAGCGTTCCTTGATATTCGCCTTGATAATTTCCTTGGTGTCGAACGCGAAATAATATTTTTTCTTTTCGGATTCCAAGAGCAGATCGCGGTTAAGTGCTGTCTCGAAAGCGCGGATAATCGGGTAGATGGCGAATCTGAAAGTCTCTTCCCAATTATCTTTAATATGGAAGATGTTGTTGATTTCATCGGTCAGCGTTTTCTTGTTTTCGTCCAACTGCATTTCCGTGGATGTGCTGGACGCTTCCTGAAAATCAACACCATTATTCAAGACAACGACATTTTCCTCAGAGTTCGCGTACAGTCTCGCCCACGCATTCTTAAGCGTGTTGATTTCCTCCTGCCCCAGCTTACGTTGAGCCTTAAGAAAACCGCGCTTGTTGCCACCGGACTTGACAAGCGACAACTGGTAGATCAACGTCTGGTATGCCGTCTCCAATGCCTTCGACACTTCCACAGTCAAGCCTACACCACTAGCACCGTCCTTCGTGTCTCGAAGCAATTTGATAAAGTCGAATGGCTTATACATGTTCGCGCCGACGATGATATCGTAATCCTTGTAAATCGGGTCAGCATTGATATTGATACTCACGTTATCAGTGGCGACATAGTACAGTCCAGTAACATCATTTCGGCTTCGAGCGATATAGCAGTAACCTCCCTTGCCCATCAAGTAATCCTCTACCATCGCTTTTTTAAGCTGGTAGCCGTCCAAGGTGTCGCCTGTATCGCCATTCAGCATGTTCACGCGATTATCATTCGTGACTTCAGCGACCACGCCCTTGGTTTCCTTGTAGAGCTTCACCGGCACACAAGCGATAGTGGACGTGACGAAATCTACAGCCGCTGACACAGCAGGGAGCATCATAGCCTTCTGCCGATTGATCGGCTCGCCTTTGAGCAAGGCACGTAACAGCACATCACTTACCTGCGGTTCCGGCGCTGGTGTTTCAGTGTCTCGTTTGTTCCTGTTGAAAAGTCCCATATTAATCCTCCTAGATGACTTGTGCTACGAAGTCCATATGATTAAAGTCTACGTCCTGCTGAAGCAAATACATAGCGTTAATCAAGCTCACGACCATATCGACTTTCCCCTTCGATTTCTTCTTGTGTACATACATGTTTTTGTTCGTGTCGTAGGTGCATCGAGCGTTCTGGAAATTAATCTCTAGCAAGCGGTTAGGCTCATACTCAAACTCTTTCTTCAAAATCTTTTCCTTGAGCAATTTCGTCGGCGGGTGAAGCGTGGAAGAATGCTGACGAATCTCTACCGTCTGGTATCCAGCAGCTTCAAGCTTCTGCGCAGTACTAAGCGCATTCCAGCGGTCATAGCCGATAGCCTGCACACGCACGCCGAAACGTTCCTCAATGCCCATGATGAAGTCCTCGACCACCTTGTAATCAATCACCTTGTCACCGCACGCGATACACTTCCCTGCACGGATAAACTGCCGGTAGTCGATTTTCTCGAAGGCGTTCTTTTCGCCAATACGACCTTCAGGCACGAATGCGAAAACGTCAGCAAGCACGTTATCGTCATCGTCAACACCGACCATAGCAACCGAGGTATTATCGTTTGTCTCCGACAAGTCAAGCCCAAGATAAACCGTGCGTCCAGCCCAATCGATATGCGAGACTTTACACGCCTGCACATCATTAACGTCGATATAAGTCTCGGTTTCAGCACCCTGATAGATGATATTGCAGTGCTTCGTGAGAAAATTCTCACGAGCCGATTCCACCGCGACAGCGTAAGCCCGCTTCTTCTTAAGGTCTTCCCAGATTTCCGGTATCTCCAAGGACGCTGGGTTAGCCTGACGCATTATCAAATCGTCTTCCGTCCAGTTCTTAGGATTATCCGGCTCATACAATAGGGCGAAACGTGACGGGTCATCGATAATACCGTCAAGCACCTTCTTCGAATACGCCACTTCGTCCTCGAACGGGTTATCCACAGTAGGATACTTGGTCGAAATGATGAAGCCCAGCTTATTGAGGATATTCAGCTGTCCAGAGCGCATGGCTTCAATCGCGTATGACGTTGGCAATGCGCCAACTTCGTCAGCACAGAAGGCGTTAGGAAGCCTACCGTCCATGCGGCTAGTCGAATAGCTGAGCGGGATATATGTCGTGCTGAGCGGCTTGAAGGTGATTGAATCCCGTAGAATCTTCCACCGCGCCACGTCCTTGAACGCGAACACTTCAGGCGAACTCTTCAAAGTCTCGCTAATCGCTTCGCGCACCTCACGCGACAGAGTACCGTCTGGAGCCACCGAGTAAAATTTACTAAAACGCGGTTCAGTCAAAAACAACAGAATGAAAATCGTGGCGATGGTGTACGTTTTGAAGTTCTTTCGCGCAATCTCCAGCACGCACGTCTCATACTTGCGCTTAGCCGGATTATCCCTGCGAACCGTGCAAAGAGTGGCAGTATAGAACAGCCACTGATAGCCGGTAGTGCAATCATATAGCGATTGTCCGGCACGCAATCCCTTCGGCATACGAAGTACCTTCAGAATTGCATAGAGTTGCTTAATCTTGCGATGGCTCACGAAATACGTATCGTCCTTGCCATCGCAAACAGCCAGCCACGCCTTCATCTGCTTCTTCACATACTTAGGCGTGGTCGGCTCATTCACACACTTCACACAATACTCATAACCCTTATTCTCCATCTTCATCTTCCTCGGTTTCGCCATTAATCAACGCAAGTAGCGGGTCAACATCATCACCGTCACGTTCAGCGTCAGACTTGCCGAAGCCTTGAATGATCTTCATAAGGGTTGTGACAGTGCGGTTGGCGCTGTCAGTGGTCGTATTGTATTCACGGACAGCCGGGTTAGTGTAAAGGTTCTTGCGTCCCTTCACATACTCCTTCTTCACCAGCATACCGTCTTGCTCAATCGACTTTTCCAAGTCGTTGAGAATCTTGATTTGCACTTGATAGCGTTTAAAGGTGGTGACAAAAAAGAAATTAGTCTGGACGCCTGTTTCCTCGGCTATTTGCAGAATCTCGACAGCCTGCTCCTGAAGATTCTTGCCCCTCATCAAAACAACCCCCATTCCGCAAGTTTCTCAAAACCACCGACAGTATCGAAAACATACTGCCGAGCTTTACGCACGATCTCCGAGTAAGGGACTCCATTCACTTCGCTGTCACCAATGGCGCAACAAAGCGAGACAACCTTCCCAGTCTTCTGTGCGAGAAGATGCGCATAAATATTCACCGAAACGTCCGCCTTGCTCAAGTCCTTACCATGCAAGCCGCCACCAGTCACAGCGTCACCCATGTCGGATCCGAGCTTGCGATTCGTCGCACCTGTATCCACATCGGTTCCACCAGTCCACGAGCCGAGAGGATTCACGACAATATCATAGCCAAACGGGTTCCGCCCGCATGATTCAAGCCCGCTGACAATGCTTTCCGCGAGTCTCCCATCATCGGCACACGACTGGCAGGCGATGAATTTACCGCCGCTCATGACGAACTTGCCGTCCGTTGGGTACTCGTCATACAGAGCATGGACGATACGGGAAATATCCTTCTGCTCGCGAGTTAGCGGCACGCCCTTGAAAATGCCATTGTCACCGCACTTGATGCCGTCCGACTGGTTATCTGCGAGATGCCGGTCTTGCGGAACTTCCCTGTAATCAATCTCGATTCCATCAACTCCAGTGATACGACTCACAACACTTCTGATGACAGCGTCCGGAATCGGCACACTAGTCTCCGCGATTACATGGCACACGCCATGCCCGATAAGCACCTCGACAGCGATACGAGGTGACATATCAAGTTCATACGCATAATCTACGAGAGCACCAGCAATCCTGTCAGCCACCTTGTCAGGATGACTTGGATTAACTTTTTCAATCATTCTTATCAATCCTCCACTTTCACAGCTTCCATGCCAGTGAGCTTCTCCCACCTATCGACAATCACGTCGGCATACTTCGGGTCGTACTCCATAACTCGCGCCCTGCGCCCATTCTGCTCGCACGCGATAATAGTCGTGCCGCTGCCACCGAACAGGTCTAAAACGATATCGTTCTTTGCGCTGCTATTGCGAATCTGATAGTCGAACAATCCGACTGGCTTCATCGTCGGATGCAGATCGGCCTTTGCTGGCCTGTCCCAATCAATGACAGTCGTCTGCTTCCTGTCCCCATACCAGTTATGAGACCCAGTCCCCTTCCAGCCGTAAAGGCACGGCTCATGCTTCCACTGGTAATCCTGCCGTCCCATGACGAGCGAGTTCTTATTCCAAATCAGCTCCTGCTTGACTGTAAGCCCGGCATCCTCGATGGCGGTTGCGAAATTCACGACCTCCTTGCTCGCATACCAGACATAGAATGCCGCCCCGTCAGCCATCGCGTCGTAGGCATTGCCAAACGCTGCGAGAAGGAAATCATGGAAGACACCGGCATCCATGCTGTCGTTCTCGATTTTCATCGCCTTGGCGCTCTTGCCAGTGTAATCGACGTTGTAAGGCGGATCCGTGATAAGAAGTGCAGCTCTCTCACCACCTCCTGCCTGCATGAGCTTGCGAACATCATCTGGTTTCGTACTGTCACCGCACATCAAGATATGGTTGCCGAGCCGATACACATCGCCCAGCTTCGTCACCGGTTCAGCTGGCGGATCAGGAACATCCTCGTCAGCATCACTACCAGCCAAATCACTGCCAATGCCAAGATCGCCAAGGTCTACATCGTCGAAACCGAAATCGCTCATGTCAATGTCATCGATGCCGTTAAGCTCGATATCCAACTTGCCCAAATCCCACTCGGCAAGCTCGGCCGTCTTGTTATCCGCAAGACGAAACGCCTTCACCTGCTCGGACGTGAGATCATCAGCGACGATGACAGGCACCTTATCCAAGCCCAGTTTCTTCGCAGCCTTCAACCTCGTGTGACCTGTGACGATAACACCGTCAGCATCAACGACAATAGGCACCTTGAAGCCGAATTCCTTGATGGAAGCCGCCACAGCGTCCACCGCACCATCATTAAGCCGCGGATTATTGGCATACGGGTTCAAATCCGCTACATTCCTGTATTCCACTTTCAGATTGTCCATGAATATCAATCCTTTCTATATCGTTTACTTGGCACCTAAATTTTTATCAAGCTTTATCACGCTTTATTCAAGTGTATCAACGGTTTTCAGCACGTTATCGAGGGTTTTTCCAAAAAAGAACGCAAACCAGATATTTTGTACTCAGAGGTGGGCGGTTGGTGTTGGTTGAGTCGAGTTTAATGGGTGGTCTGACCCGGGGGGGATGCTTTGTTAGTTTTCGGTGTGTCGTTTTTTTGCTAGTTGTTTGAGGTAGGTTGGGTTTATTTCGCCTGCGTCTGCTTGTTTGTGGTGTGGTATGCATAGGCAGATTAGGTTATCGTCATCGGTTAGGAGGTCTGGTGCTTGGTTGAGTTTGACTATATGGTGTACTTCTAGCCCTTTGTTTGTGATGCTGCCTTTATCGGCGCATACTTCGCATAGGTAGTGTGCGTCTTGTTTGATCTGGTCGCGTTTCTTTTGCCACTTGTACGTGTCTCTTAGATGGTCTGCGCTTGTCTTGTGGTAGTGTCTAGCTGGTTTCTTTTGGCATTTCTCGTTCATCTGGTGCATTCGTCCACAGTATCCACATGCCTTGAGCATTGTCTCACCTTCTCTTGGTATGGTTGAGCCGCTGTCCATTGTTGGTGCAGCGGCTCGATTGTCACTTGGTTTCCGTGTTGTCGGGTTTGGCTGTTGCGTGGCTGATACCTATGAGTGAACCGATCAGGACGCCGATTGCGTTGATTGTCGCTACGATTGCGTCCGTATCAGTCCAGCCCCATACGCTGCCGAGCACGCCGATGAATGTTGCTAGTGCTGGGAAAGCGATCAGTCCAGCCCACTTGAGGATTTCGTATGCCTTGCTTGATAGGATATAGGTTTTATCGTCCATTATTGTTCCTCCGTTTTCAGTGCTTGCCGATTACCGTGATGATAATCAGTGTCGCGCAGATAATGCTTGTGATTGTGATTGCGGTGTTCATGGTTTTGTCCTTTCTGTTGGTGCTATTCTAGTCTGATAGATGCACTACGGCTTTGCGCTGTGCAACGTCCATGTTGGCTTGGGCTTCATGCACTTTATCCCGCGCCGCCTCAACATTTCCGTTGAGTTTGCCGTGCTGCAAGGCGATTAAACAGATTTCGTTTGCCGCTAGGCTCGCGTCTATGCCTTTGAGCATGGCCTCATAAAGGTATTGTCTCTCGTTGTGTTGCTGGTCGCGTTTTGCTTCCATCATTGCTTGCTGTGCGCGGTATTGTGCGTCCTGTATGTCGCGTTGCTTCATTCTGTTGTTGCCGACGTATGTGATGATGGCAACGAATATGCTGGATACTGCCGCGCAGCCGCTTGTTACGATGGCGACGATTACCTCTGTGCTAAGTCCCATGTTTTTCAATCTCTAATCACTCGCTTTTTCTAATTGTGATTATATCGTGATTAGCATGGGATTTGCGGGACATTTCGCGTGCTATACTTGTCGTGTACTCATTTTGGGTATTCCTTTCTTTGTCAGTTAGGGCATGGCTTTTGGCCATGCCCTTTTCCTTTTACTTCTGGTGCAGTTCCGGCTCTGGCTCGCTTCCTGCTGTGCCATCGTCCCACAAGTAGCATCTGCCCCACTTCCAGTGGTCTACCGGTACCTTGTGTGGGTCATTGTAGCTGTGTACTAGCCAGCCATGCTCGTAGGCTTCTTTTGGGTGCATGTGTACCCAGCCGTGACAGCCGACACTACCACTCCCACAGAGATATATCAGGTTGGACGCATTATGTAGCCCGCTCCAGCCGTGTGACCTCATACGACGATGATGTAGGCTAGCCATTGCTCCATACAAGGGTTTCCCACATCGGACGCAGCATTGCATGTCCCTTCCGGCGCAGATGGAGCGTGTCGCTGGTGTCGGGTTCGTGGCCTTGCTCATTATTTGGCTCCTTGGATGTCCCTGCGGATCAGTGCCTTGATGTAGCCTTGTTTGTTGTCCACTGTTTCGAGTTTGTGGATGATGTCGGCGTCGTTTTCCTTGTGGAGTTCGAGATGGTACTGTTTTGAAGCCCTTTTGTGGTAGGCGTTCGCTGCTTTGGTGTGTCTGGTGCCCATTTTTACCTCCCTAGGTATCCGATCAGGATCGTCAAGGCGATTAAGCAAACCATGATCATGGTTTCAAGCATTTTTCTTGTCCTTTCCGTATTGTTGTCTGAGTAGCGCTTCGATCTCCATGCGGGGAACTTGCGGTACCAACGGCGCGATTTCGTCCACCGTGTAGCCACACTCATACCATTTGAGGATCATGTCTTTCAACACTTTTTTCATTGTGTCCTTCTTCCTTTTAGAATAGTGGAATGTTGTCCGGGTCATAGCATACGCGACTGACCCGTTCTTTGAATTCCATCGTGGGGTTATGTCGCAATGGTGGCGTATCCGCTTGGACGTGATCCCAGAATTCGTCCACAGCATCCTCGATCATCTCGATCAGTAGTTCGTCACGTTCGACAGAGCGTTCGATTATCCGGCTATTGCCTATCATGGCGATCAGTTGCGCTCGCCGGTATCCGCTTACCGCCATATAGTGCAGGACTTGGCAGGCGTATGATATCGGCACGGTATCCGGCTCCCAGTATTTGATGCTAGGCCAGCCTACCGTCTTTATTTCCAGCACTTCCTTCCTGCTATCCTCGTAGGTCAGCACTCCGTCTAGTGATGCTTGCCGCCACGGGTGTCCATCGTCCTGAAGCATGTATTGTGGGTCTTCGACCTTGACACTAGGGTGCCTGTAGGCGTATTCATCGCGTAGTGCAGGCTCCAGCGAATTCCCGAGAATTACAGCCGGCTTGTGGCTGATGTCTTCAGGCTTAGTTTTGCCGGTTTTTTCTCGCCATAGTGTCATGATGCCCTTGTAGGGATTAACGCCCATGATTACGCCCACGTCTGATCCGCCTACGCCTTTATCGCGTTGCTCATGCCATGCATTGCTGATTTCTTCAGGTGTCCCGGTGAATCTGATTTCCTTGGCTGACATTTCTTATTCCTTGCTATCTAGCAGGTTGTTTGTCATCAGCTTGCACCCGTGCGGTGCTTGGTTGATTCGGCTGACCTCACATACGTATGATCGACCGTCATCACGGAGAATGATGGTGTCAGCAGTAGCTTCCGCCCAGACGATATAGCCGAAGGCGATGAAGGCGATGAAGGCGATCATTACCGCGACGGCGATGACGATGGTTTCAATCCTGTCTTCGATGTCTTCGATGCTCAATTCGTCCTCTTTCCGTTCGCTTCGATCATCGCGTACAGCATTTCGCTTGCGGCGCGGCACCTGTAGGATTGGCACTTGCCGGACACGTCGAAAAGCGGTACGAGCTTGTCACCTTTTTTCGATGGTGTGAGCACTTGATTGATATTGCGTGGCAGCAGGTAGTTGACTCGCAGTTCCTCGGCCAGTTCCCTTGTGGTCACGAGGTAGTTCACGTCCCCGTAGAACGTCAACCCATGGCCTGATTTGAAATCCGCCATGCAGGACTTGACTTCGTAACAGGAGAACTCGCCAAGTTCCACACTTGCCGGCATGAGCACATAGCCGGGCGTGAACGGCTTGAATCCCATGAAGTCGATTCGTCTGTTTTTCGAGGTGCCCAAGTCGAAATTCACCTCGCTTGCCCAGAAGCTGACGCGGTTCTTCAGACGCTTCTCTACCAGCTCGGACAGCATGGCGGTAGTTTCAGTCCTGCTCATTTCGCATCCTCGCTTTGCTTGGTGGTTTCGGTTTCGTGTTCGTCAAATGGGGTCGCTAGCTTCACGTGGCTCTTCATGATCGCGATGATACTCGGATCTTCAAACCACGTAAGGCCTCCTGCGTAATACTCGCATCCGCTAGACGCGTACCCGCACGCAATCCCATAGATCCCGTCACAGTGTTCTTTCCATCCGCTTTCCAGGTAATATGTTTCGTTCGTGTCAAGTTCCACGCGCAGACCCATGTCATGCGGGAGACGTTCTAACACACTAATCATTTCGTGTCCTCGCTTGTGAGACCCGCTAGTATGGTATCCTCGCATTCCGGTTTCGGCAGTGGTTGCGGTGTGCTCATGTCCTCGTAGTACTTGTTTAGAGCGTGCAAGGTCGGTTGCGTGTCTGGGCTGTCGGGATCGTAGAACACTGGCAGCCTGTCATACTGCGAGTTTTGCACGTATCGCACGTGCAGGGGGCAGAAGAATCGCGGCTCATTATCACTTGCGAACAGACACAACCATTCTTCATCATCGGTAATCTCACCGGTTACGTTTTCCTCGCTTGTATTCCAGAAGTCGTATTCCATGTGGCATCCCGGGTAGTCACATTTTGCCTTGTAAGTTGTTCTCACTCTCATGCTCATTTCTTCCTCCTGAAGTACTTGTATTCATCGTGGTGATGGAACAGGAACAGGTGAAGTCTCCACGCCTTGACTGCCAACAGGCCCTTGAGTGTGATCGCATACCCGCCATGGACACGCTTCATGAGCTTCCTATCGGCCAATGATTCAAGCATTCGGGAAAGCTCTTGGCCCCCTCGTTGTTGCCAGATGTAGCTCATCCCCTCAGCGATATACAGGCAACACATGTCCTTGTCGTATTGACTAATCATCATTAGCCTCCATATTGACTAAGTGACGGTCACTGCCGCGATCAGCCCAAAACAGCGGGCAAACCTTGTATTGAGCGCTCATTTCGCGTCCTTCCCCTTGTATTCGTCCACGAGTTCTTTCCACTGTCTGCTTGCTCATGTCACATTCTCGCGTCTGCCATGATGCACATCAGGGTGAGCACTGGCACATTGTCGTAGCTGTCGAGATCGTCTTCCAATGCAACTTCTGCGAGTGATTCGCATGCGGCTTCTTGGTCGAATTCCTCCCATATGCCGGGCACGTTCTCGTAGTGGTTCTCAAGCCATTCATATGCGGTGTTGCAGTTGATTTTGTCGTTCATTTCGGTGGTCATTTCGGGTTCCTTTCTCGGGGTTTCCTTGTTTGTAATCCTTACTGTACACCTATATGTGGACTGACACCCATCAAACACGACACCGTGATTCATATTCAGCGACACCACGCACATAATCGACACTCATGTCAACGATTTTGGCGACAGTCTCAGGCGGATAGTCAAGATCGAAAAGATAATGCACGGAAATCCGGTAAGTGCTTGATGCCGTATCGTGCGGTGTCGGCTTTATGCTATGCTTCTTCGCCATCTTTCAAGCCTTTCAATCATTCTGCCAAGTGCCTCCATATACCCTTCAGCCTTTCGTGAGGGTAAGCTCCGCTTACGACGGCTTCAGGGTTGACCATCATGGGCTTCGGCTTGCGCAATTCAGCGATTTCGCCAGCCATCGTTTCCATTATCAGGCTAGCCGTGCGTTTATCGTCCTTAGCACGGGCGATCTCACGTTTCCGCGCTTCGTCGCGTCGTTGCCATTCGCTTCGGCTTTCCGTCTGCGCTCTTGCCGTGGTCACGCCGGTAAAATTCGCTTTCATGGTTCTTCCTTCAAGGTTCCTTTCATCTTGTGTTCCCTGTCATTTCGTTGAGCGCGTATGCGATGCCTTCAATTTCCGCTGACGTGAAGTCCGCGAGTGTGACGTCTTGGATGCCGTCCACGAGGCTGGCGCTGCCGTCCTCATGGAGGCGGATGCAGAAGCCGCTTGATGCGAGCAGCAGGCATCCGGCCTCGTGAATTGTCGGCGGCGCTGGCGGGTTGAGTGTCGGGTTTATGGCGTGTCCTTTCTTGGTGTTGACTTCGATGACATAGACGCGAGAATGCCCGACTGGAATATCTTCGTCCATGTCGATATACAAGCGTGGTGTTGGTCGTATTTCGCCTTTTTCGTCATCGTAGAATGACGCTCCAACGGTCTCGCCGGTAAAAGAACGGAATGGCTCATCACCGAAAAACTGCATGTATTTGGCAAGATTATTCAACTTTTGCCGAGTATCCGTCTTACTCATTGGTGTTTCCTTTCGCTTTTATGATGGATTCGAGTACTTTGGCGAGGGTTTCGATGGTGTCTGCGCAGGCGTCGAGTAAATCGTCCACTTCGTCGGTGTCGTAGCCTTCGCGGAATCGGTGTGTGGTGAGCTGTGCCATTCTCACTTCCTTTGGTGTGAGCATCATGGCGGTTCCTTTCGTTTGGTGGCTTGGTGTTTCCTTGTTTGGTTTTGGGTGTCTCCTCACGCTGTTCCTAATACGCGACTGCCTCGGCGCGGGTGATGAAGAAGTGGATGCCCGAAGCGCACGCAGTCCACCGGTCAGGGTCGAAGCCGTTAGCTTCCACCGTGTCACCAAGCCTATATGTAAATTCCGGATCGTGTACGCTGTACGCAACGATATCAGGCTTGAGACTGTTGCCGTCAGGGTCTTGCAGATCAAGCACTCGTGCTTTGTTGGCGCGGCATTTGCGCCACATGGTGTTGGAGCGTTGAGCGTCGGACGGAATAAGCAGCTTTACAATGACGGGCTTCTCGTCTCTTGTCCGCGCTTTTTTCCAGCCGATGATGTCGCCTTCATCTGGCATTATGCGCGACTGCGCCTCGATAAGGTCTGCGCCGTTGGCATTGCGCAGGCTGGCACCATTCAGGTTCGCGCCACGCAGGTCGGAGTAGCACAGGTCTGCATCACATAGGTCTGCACCAAACAGGCCTGCACCACTCAGGTTCGCGCCACGCAGGTTCGCATGGTACAAATTTGCAAAGGTTAGGTTCGCGCCACGCAGGTCGGAGTAGCACAAGTTTGCATTGCGCAGGTTCGCATTGCGCAGGCACACGCCGCTCAGGTTGGCACCACGCAGGTAGGCATTGCGCAGGTTCGCATTGCGCAGGCTGGCACCACGCAAGTCGGCATTGCTTAAGTCAAACTCATGCAGGACGGCACCACGTAGGCAGTCGCGCCCGTATTTTTCGAGGATTGCCTCGATGCTTTCGCCTTCAAGGATTCCTTTTGCTGTGTGGATTTTCATTGTGTTTTCCTTTCCTTGGTTATTTTTCGATGTGTTCGCTCATGTCGCTCATCTGGCATGAGTGGTTGCCTCCGCCGCTATGGTTGTCACCAAGTCTGTGCGAACTGTTCGATTTGTTCGGCGGTGAAGGTCTTGGCAGGGTCACGGTAGGCTTCATCTTCAGTGCTGAAGGCGTAGAGCTCGTAGTAGGCGTGGCCTTCGTCATCGACGGCCTGATCGCGGTCGATGCTTTCCCAAGTGCCGCCTTCTTCCTTGCCTTCGAGCGTGTAGTCTTCGCTCTCCCAGTAGTGGTAGAGGTCGGCGTAGGTGCTGGTCTTGGTGAAGTCGATGCTGGTCATTTTGTTTTTTCCTTTCCTTGGTTGGTAATTACTACTATACACCTATCTAGGAACGACACGCAGATAAATGACGGAATTCCAGCTCGTGACAAAACAACGCCGAAACACATACAAAAACACGGGAAACCGTAAAAAAATTGCAGAAACCGAAGAAAAGATAGATGAAACGGCTATTTTAAGCAAAAGAAAAGGCGGCACGCCTAGAACATGCCGCCAAATCGGGAAACCGCTTCACACTCACAAGAGCCGGTCGAGTAATCCCTCGTACATCTCATTCAATTGTATCGCACACCGGGCAGGAATCGCACCTGCGCCTGCGGTTTTGGAGACCGCCATGCTACTACTGCACCACCGGCATGAACTGGGCGTTGCCCAGATTCATCATAACGCCGTGACACTCGAATGCCACGACTTGCGTACTTTCGCCAATCGTCATCGGCGCAAGGCTGTACGCTGCCCCCAGCGTGACTGGTGCGCATCGTTGAGAGGCGTTCACCTGCTATGCTACCGATTATACACGCCTTAGCCACCTGCGCAATATCTTCGCTGGGCTAGTCCGCTCATAATGAAGGTGCCGTGCTATCGTCTCCCAGCTCTTACCCTCAAGGAACCGCATGATGCAAATCAGCCGCACCTTAGCGTCGGGCACCGAGATAATCCACGCCATCAGCTCGAACCGCTGCCGCTCCACACTCTCCAAGTGTGCGATAAGCAATCGGCGGCATGAAGGCTCAAGCTCCACGGCTAACAGCGAGCGCAAGCACTCACTCTCTGCTTTCAGCATTCGGGCTTGAGCCAAGTCACGCTCCGTCACAAGCCCAGAAGCCGCGCCATATCCGCCGAATCGTCACGCAACTTCTTCTTCCTCCTATCCACTCCCTTAACCTCAACCGGGAAGCACATCTCAAGCACACGACTGTAGATCCGCTGCTTGTCGATATTGTTAGGACGCATCAATTCCTCGGATGTGAGATTAGACGTGACGATCAGCGGCTTACCGCTGCGATACCGCGCATCGACCACGTTGAATACCATCTCATTCACGAATGACGTATCACGTTCGGCGCTTAAATCGTCAATCACCAGCAAGTCCAGCCGGTTCAGGTCATCGAGATACCGCTGCTTGCCCTCGAACATTCCTTGCAGAGTGTTCGTGATCCGCGCGAAATTCGTCACCAAACATGGGCGACCACGATTGATCAGCTCATTGGCGATGCAAGCCGCGATATACGTCTTGCCGCTCCCCACAGTGCCATACAGCAGCAAGCCCTTGCCGCGCTTCCGCATCTCCACGAAATTATCCACATACTTGTGCGCGATACTGGAGATTTTAGCGTCCGCGCCATCATCATTGGCGAAAGTCCAGTGAGCCATCTCAGCATCAGGGAATCCCAGCTTGCGAAGCCGCCTCACTTCAGACTGGAATTCCCGAGCCTTCCGCGCCTTCTCTTCCTCTTCCCTACGCTTCATGCCGCACTCGCAGAGGAAGTAAGGCTCCATGATGCCACCCCATGCAGCCTCAAACCGGCATTGCTTAGCTGTATGGCATTTACCGCAATAGAGCAGCCCGTCCTCGAAGTAGTCGCCTTCCTCGTAATGATCACCCTTGCTTGCCTTCTCGATCAGCGCCTTGAGCATGTTATTTTCCATTTTCAATCCTCCTTAATGTTGCTTGTACTGTAGTGCGGGAACCACGAATCATCTTCGTCAGGTTCAGGCGGGCGAATAGCCACGCCATTAGCACCAACATTGACTTTTGCTTTAGCGTTGAGATATCCCTCGAATTTCGTGCCGAACAACGTCTCAGGACGCAGGTACTGCTCCATCTTCGAGTTACCCAGCCACTCACTGCATTTCTTGTCGATTACCGTCTTGAAGTCCTCGATCGTGAATCCTTCGTCTAGTCTCGCTTTAATGTGCTTGCGAGTGCTTGCAGTTGTCGCCTTATACCGTGTACCGGCTTTAGCATTGAGATAATCAACAATCTCAACATATATGTGTTTATTATCTTGAGTTTTACAATCTGTGTTTATATCTGGTATAGGTTTGCCCTCTAGGGCATTTCCATTTGCCTTTTCAGGCACTTCCATTTGCCCTTTTGGATAAATGGAATTGCCCTTTTGGAATAATGCTTCTGCCTTATCGGTCAGCGCATACCACTTAGTCCTGTCATAAGACACTTTGTTGTAGTTGCCTTCGACAATAAGTCCAGATTCTTCGAGCTTGGCTATTGCGTTGCGTACAGCCTTAGCTGACATATAAGGGAAAAGCTCGGAGAATGCCTTGATGCTGTTAAAAGTCCAATATCGACCATCATAGAAGTTCACTGCGTTTGCCCGGTTATGATCTACCCAGTACTTGATGTTTTGCAGGATAATAGCGGCATTGACACCATACTCAATAGCAATGTCAACGTCGAAAAAATGCGTTGCCATTATTGCCTCCTAGGTAAAAAATTATCCCACTGACTATTACCGTTTGCCCCCGGTAACAATCAATGGGATATTGCATGTTGAGTTATCACTCCACGTAAGTGGGGCAACACTCAACATGGCGTTATCTCTATAGTATCACGTCTCCAATATAGCCACGCCGTAGCGGTCAGGTCTCCTTGATAATCTTCCCATACCGATACGCCGCCAGCTTCCGCTTAATAAGGTAGACCGAAGTTTTCATGCCTTTCACATCTTCCCAGACGATGTTTCCGTCTGCATCCGTATACGTGAAATCGACAACGTAGTATATCCCTCGAAAATGTTGCCCATCGCAATCAAACGACGGTACCAGTTCTACTCTGACTTGCCGCTGGAGGTTAGATATCTCGCCACTGCGCTCCATTTCGCGCAACTCAACATACCTCTTAGCCTCACGGCGGGAATCGAACACGAGATCACCAACGGCTGTTTTCTTCGCGTTATACTTGCTTCTCACACGCACCTCGATTACTCAGCGTACTTCCAATGATACCCGCCAGCCGTCTTTGACTTGCCGCGCAGCACGTTAGAAATATTCTTGAATGAAATATCAAGCTGTCTACCAGCTTCGGAGAGTGACTTGTATATTTCGCCAGTTTCGACACACAGCACCTTTTTGCTCGTAGCTTCGGTCATAGCAAGAATCACATGCTCGCTGACTTTTTTCCCCTTACGAGCTTCGCTCATTTTCCGCCGTGTCTCGACGCTTAGTGGTTTCCCCCTCAGCTTCATGCTTATCTTCTGCCTTGTTTCATCGCTGGGGCGCTTACCTCTGTGAGCTTCAGCAGCTTTTATGATGCACTCATCGCTGGGGTGCTTACCTTTACGCGCTTTGCTGAGTTTTTTGCGAGTTACATCGCTTGGATGTACACCCAAGCTCCCACATTCTCCACCGATGCTGTGGTTGTATCCTTTGTTGTGATTAGTGCTGTCGAAATATTTAATAAGCGATTGTTCTACTCTGCAAGCCTGCCATTTGCTGAGGCCATTGCAAACGATTTCGTGCTTGATGTTCTCCCAGCCGTATTTCAGGATTGCACTATAGAAATGCTTGTTCTGTTTATACCCGCTGCCACTCTGCCAGCGTTTCTCGGGCTTATTCTTTGTTATCCCGATATACACTTTTCCGCTTGGCGTGGTATGCTTATAAACGACGTACATGGTTACTCCTTGTATGCTCTTGATAATATGCAATCGGCGGGTAGTAGCTTCGAGAAACTACCCGCCAACTTTTTACTCTATTCTAACTCTCCGATGAGGCTATCTGCCGGTCGAGCCAAAGCCGCTATCACCACGCTCACCGCCACTGATGCTATCCACGATTTCAAGCGGCTCATAGCTCACCGGGATCACGACCAATTGCGTGACCTTGTCACCAGCCGCGAAAGCATAATCCGTGTCGCTGTGATTGTACAAGCGTACAATAATATGCCCAGTAAAGCCTTCGTCTACAAGTCCAGTGCTCGTGATGCCATGCTTGACGTTAAGCCCGCTCTTGCTCACGATCAGTCCAGCACAGCCCTGTGGTAACTCGACGTGTGTCTTAGTGTCGATAACGACGCTTCCGTGTGCGGGGACGGTTACGGCTACCGGCGTGCGTAGATCCATGCCAGCGTCGGTATCGTGACCTCGTGATGGCTTATAAGCTGATTCTTCCAACATGATCTTCATTTTGTATGCTCCTTGCATTAAGGTATTTAATTTGGCAAATGGCGGGGTACGGCTTTGAGTTTGGCACCGTCCCCGCCATTTAATGCCGTCCACTATCAGAAGTCTGGCTCTCCCCACGGATCAGCAGCAGAACCGAAGGCGGTGTTCTGAGCCTGAGCCTGTTGCGGCTGACCTTGTTGGTGCTTGCAAGAGCTAGCGCCGAGCGGGAGATTATCAACTACGAACTTGACGCGCGAATGCTTCTGTCCGTCCTTCTCCCAGTTGTCCACTACCGCGTGAGCCGTCAAGCCCACGGTGTCGCCCTTATGCCGATACTGTGCAAGCAGTTCAGCACTCTTGCCCCACGCCTCGAAATCAAGCCAATACGTCTCGTCCTTACGGAATCCACCTACAGCGAGACGGAAGCGAGCCACGCTCTTACCCGTCTGCGTCTGCTTCAACTCCACATCCGAGCCAAGCCGCCCGGTAAAAGTGCAAGTGTTAATGTCAGCCATCATTTATTCCTTTCATCCTTCAGCGCTGCGATAGTCGCGCCGTAACCATCCTTAAGCACATATTTGATCAGCGTCTCTGCCGTGCCTTGATCGATAATCAGCCGAGTACCGTCAAAGCTCAGCACAGCAGCCGCCTTGATCATGTCCTTCAGCATGGCATTGTCGGCTTTAGATTCCAGCAGTGCCGCATACTCTTTTTGCGGTATCGTGACATATTGCCCATCAAATACATTTTCTTCCATTACTCATTTCCTCCATTCGTTTGTTTTGCTTCACGCATCTTGTAACAGTCGCCGCACACGGCCATCCCAATCTTTGCTCTAGTCCACTTGGCTACCGCTTCCGGTGACATTTCGCCGCCACCACGCTTAGCCATCGGCTTGATAGGCTTATGGCACAAGTCACACATAACCGGTGCCGAGCCTGATTCTTTGGCACCTCTACGCTGATAGGATTCCGTATCCGGGTCTTTACTATCATCGATAGCAAAAAGTCCCTGAACCGCGTATTTTCTCGCGTATGAGCTACAAGCGCCGGTAATCTGCGGGTCACTCATGCCCTTCTTGCTTTCGTCTTCCCTAGCGTAAGCCGTGTTACTGATCGATTCCTTGCCATTCGAGAGCGTCGCGGTAGCCTTGACATAGACCTTGCCACCGACTTCCACCATATCGTCACCGATAATGATGGATAATCCGGCTTCGGCAAGCAACGGCTTCACCGATTCAAGGATATTTTCGAGACTGCGATAATTGTAGTTGCCGAAGCCGTTGTGTTGGTCTTTCGGTGCCTTCAACTCGTGCTGGATTTTGACCAGTTTTGCGTTTAATTCCTCACTCATTTTCTACCCTCTTACTTGACAGAGATGTTTTCGTGTGTTTCGATGGCTGCGAGATTTTCAGGCACCCGACCATCTTTGATAGCCTCCTTGATGGCCGTCTTATTCGGCTTCGGCTCGCTGTAAGTCAGCAGATCATCAGCATTGATTTCAGCCCACTCGATAAATTGCGGGTCGATATTGACAACGCTAGATTTGCGGTATGTCACCTTGAGTTTCGGTGTGGAGAATTTTTCTCCATGCAACGCATATGCAAGCAGATTCTTCAGCCGTTCTACTTTGTTCTCTGCTGTTTTACGCCGAGCCGCGAGCGCTTGTTCTTCTTCCTTGATGGCCTTTGCTTCGGCAACCGTATTCTTCAGCAGAAGTCCGATATTTTCCACCTTCGTATCGCGTTCCATCTGGAGCGCGTCGAAGGCTTCTTCGTCGGTCACTTCACCAGTCTCATTGTCGATCAGCGCGGTAATTGCCGAATCGATATCGTAGATTGACATGCTCATAATAGTTGTATTCCTTCCTTATTGGCTAGTTCTTTTAGTTGTTCCGGTGTATAGTACACGTCGGCGTTCGGTAGCAGCTCGTTAATCAAATCGTAGAGTGCTGTCAAGTGTTCCTTAGTGGGTTTATGCCGTTCCATCCGACCCACCACCAAAGAGATAGTCAAGCCCGGCGTGCCCATTGTGTTGAGTGATCGCCGTGCTCATTTGGAGCATTTCATGCAGCTTCCACTCTGTAGATCCATTCAGCAGACGGTAGAATGTCGCCAAGCTCACGCCGACGATTTCAGCGCACTCGGCAGTAGTCATTCCAGCCCTTGCTATCTCGGCTTTCAGATTCCGATACATTCTTTGCACCTCCTCTTTTGTGCTCACGGTGTGCTCTTTTGTGCTCACCTCGTATGCCAATCACTATACACCCATTTTTTGCAAACCGCAACACAAATCGGTAAAAATGGTAAAAACTTTTTATCACACCTGACTACTTTTGTGTTTACTTTGATAGTCGCACATGATATATTAGAGATGCGCAAGACGCGAGACAATGACGTTTCGACACGAAAGGTGGTGAATCGACATGGCATTTTGTGACAATCTTCGAGCACTTATGAGCGCAAAAGGCGTATCTCGTCGAAAAATGGCGAGCGACTGCGGAATCAGCCCATCGGCGGTAAATTCGTGGTTCAACCGCTCGGCAGAGAATATCAGCCTGCCGACACTACTCAAGCTATCCGAATACTTCGGCGTGACCATCGAGGAACTCGTACACGGGACACCACAACGCGAGATAACCTTCTCAAACCGCATTTTCACTGATGAAGAACTTGAAGAAATACAGTTATTTGCACAATTTTTACTACACCGACGAAAGGATTAGATGATGGATGGCATACGCGATGTACTTAAGAAAATCCCGCATAGATGAAGAAGCGGGACTTGAAAACACACTAAGCAAACACGAAACCATGCTCCGCGACATGGCCGTAAACATGGGCATACACATAGACGAAACACACATATACAGAGAAATCGTCTCAGGCGAAAGCATAGAAGCACGCCCACAGATGCAGAAACTGCTGAAGGCCGTGGAGATGGGACTATATACCGGCGTCCTATGCGTCGAACTCGAACGCCTCAGTCGCGGGAACGGGGAAGATCAGGCACGGATACTCCGCACATTCCAATTCAGCGGAACGAAAATACTAACCCTGAACAAGGTCTACGACCTCGCTGGCGATGATGAATTCGATGAAGAATTCTTTGAATTCGGCCTATTCATGTCGCGCCGCGAATACAAGATGATTAAACGCCGCCTGCTGCGCGGTCGACTGCAAGCGCAAAAGGACGGTTATTTCATCGGCAGCGTGCCGCCGTATGGCTATGGGAAACGCAAGGACGGGAAAGGGTGGACGCTATGCCCAGACCCACACGAGTCGCACGTCGTGCGCCTCATATTCGACCGATACGCTCAAGGGGCAAAGATCAACGATATTCTTCGTGAACTCCAAGCATCCGGAGTCAAGCAACGCACGGGCAACGACTTCACCCGTACGCGAATCGGTGAAATACTGCGAAACAGGACATATCTCGGGGAACTGCAAACCAAGAGGAAAATAAAAAACCGCCGGATAATCGACGGTGAGATAAAAGAAACCTACATACGGAACAGTGGCATGGAGTACGTGCAAGGCAGACACGAGCCGATAGTCAGCGCCGACATATTCGACCAATGCGCCGCACGCCTGCGCACCATGGAAACACGCACACGCCACGCACACACAAACCGAAACCCGTTGGCCTCACTGATCGTATGCACTCAATGCGGCAAGACCATGCAACGCACCAACGGCGCACAAGCAGAATATTTGATCTGCAAGACGTTCGGCTGCACGACCAAAAGCACGAAACTCGACATAGTGGAACGGCTGACGGTGGACGCCATACAGGCGGAATTGGAACGCCTGACCTACGTGTGGGCTGGATACGAAACAAAAGCGAATGACAACACCAACGAACTGCAAGTCCTAGAGGCAGAGATAGACAAACGGCAGAAAATGCTCGAACGTGCCTGCGAAGCCTACGAGACGGGCGTATATGATAGATCCACATATTTGCAAAGGGTGCAAAAGGTCAACGCGGAAAAGGCGGAGCTACTTGCACGGCTCGAAACCCTTCAAGACTCCGAACCAGAACACGACCTGAAACAGATCCCGGTACTATCGAAGGCATTGGACGAATACTGGACACTCGACAGTGAAAACCGCAACCGCCTGCTGAAAGGCATGGCGGAAAGAATAGAATATGAAAAGACCGAGCGCGGCACGGGATTGAACCCACGCCTGCGCGTAACTCTCAAAATCTAAATGTTTATCATCTTGTGCCAGATTTATAGGGCACGCGATGATAAACAGACAGAGAATATAGACAAACATAGGCGGATAGCGTAGTGCTACCCGCCTTTTTTGTGCTTAGCTTACTCTCTTCCACATGTACACAACGAGATACGGGGGGAGGTTGTTGTGTGGCTTGCCGCCACCAGTAGCGCCAGTCACACTTCCCTGATCTACGACGGCGTTCGCACCTTGCCCGGTGCCTGTGAGTCCCCATGCTTTGGTGTTGCCCCACTCAAGCCTCTCGGGATGGGTGTGTGACGGCATCTCGTCCACAGTAAGAGTGTGCTCCACTTCGCCGCCCATTTCCCCGGCAGGGAAATTCTCTTTACCAGCCGGATACTCGCCCCAGTAATTCGTCGTGTTGGCGACGTTGGCTCCGGCACCGATGAGGAATCGGCCTTGCGATATTCGCTCCCACGTGCCGCCGAAAAGCGTAGCCGGATCAGTATTAGTCACGCTAAGGTAGATCGAGCCTACCGGGTAGGCTCCCTGAGCCGTAAGAAACGCATTCTCACCCAGTTGCAGGCGGTTAGAGCCAGCGGGGAAGCAATTAACACCAACGCTGGATTTGGACGTGTCGATGAAGAAGGTCGGGATACCGCGACCAAGGGTAAGCAACTGTGTAGTACTTCCGAGCTTATCCGCCGTGACCACCTGCCACTCATAGGCATAATCCCTCTCGCACGTAACAGTAGATTCCACACCATTAACGAGCGCCACGGTAGACCATGCGTCTGAGCTTCCGGCCTTGCGATATTTCGCTGTGATTGTGACCTCGTTTTTAGCGTCTAGGCTCGCATACCATGCGTTCACGGTAATGTGTGTTTCCGGCTCGAAATTATTCTTGCGCTGCAGGTCGATACTCGATGTCGGCTCCCACCATGCTTCGGCCTTGACATTGATGGTCGTGGACGTTTTAAACCCGCGCGAATCAATCGCGCTAAAGACTAGCGGCATGTCTGAGGATACGTCCACAGCACCGAAATCAAGCGTGGCGACGCTGGTAGCCGTCTTGGTCACTCCAGCAAAAGTCGCCTCGTATCTTGCGATTGTCGCGCCCTTTTTACCTGTAGCCGCGCCGAAAGACACTTGCAAGTCTGATTGCCGCTGTATAATCACCTGATTATCACCAGTCACAGCCACCGTGGCCGCGTTAGCGTCCTTGTAAGACACTGCGCCGAGGATAGGCGCGGCATCGCTCATGCTCATGGTGCGATCAAGCGTACTGTAATACTCTTTGCCGCCGATAAAGGTACGCAGCGCATACCGCACCGGCATCGACATGCCGGTACACGCCGCTCTCAACGTCTCACGCTCGGCATCCGTAAGGGTAAACGTATACGTGCCGCTCTTGCCTGTGATTGCGCCTTTGCGCATGATCTGAGTGCCTGAGCCGACTGGAGCAAACTCCAGATATGCGTCAGCGGTGAACCCCCCGGCATTGCTGTATGCAAGAGATGGCGTGCCACTATCCGTGAAGTCGGTGGCGCTAGTGATTGTCGCCTGTCGTGGGATATCGTCAAGCGTAATGCTGCCGCTTGCTGTGATGCTGGATATCTGCGAGCCGTCAATCGTCGCATTGACATTGAACACGTCGGTGACAGTGCAGCTCTTGCTGCCGTCAGCACTATGATTGACGCGATGCGTAGTCGTACCGAGTGTGACCGAGCCGCCCTTTTGATTGATTGCCGGTGACGTGTAATTTTGAGCCACGCCATCGACCGAGCAAGTGTTCGAGCGGCTGGAAATCTTGAGCGAATACGCTGAGCCGATTACGAGTACATGACGAATCGTGATATCGGAGTAATTGCCGCTGACATTCTGCGCAGCCGTCCAATTAGCTTGCAGAGTATATCCACGATAAACACCTGTAATTTGTCCCGATAAAGCCATGATTTATCCTCCTAATTAAGACAATGCCACGAAGGCAACGCCAGTATTGTCGCCACTGGTCACCGGTACGATTTTGAGCTTGCCGCCTACCGCTAAGCCCTCCTCCACATACCCATTGCGCATGGAGAAAACGCCATTGCGAACAGTGTATGTAATCTTGTTGGCTGAATCGTAGCCAGTCAGACCGTTAGCCGCGCTGATCGCGATATGCGAACCGTCCTGCGCCCACATCGTCAAGCCCGAATTATCCAAGCGCCCCAATGTCGCTCCAGCCGCCGACTTGACAAGCATCAGTCCATTGCCGTTGTCCTGCCCCCCGAGAGTCAGCGTGCCGCCCTTGATGAGGTCAGCCACCAGATTGATGACATTGATATTCTGCATATTAAGAGTGCCGTCAATCGTCCAAGCGCTAGTAAAACTACCATTAATCCCACTAGAACTGAAGCCGATACCGGCACTATTAATCCGCAGAACATTATGCGCCGATTCTTTCGGCAGACTATCCACGACCATAATCTGCTCACCGTCATAAATGACGTATGATCCGCCGAAGATGTTGTTAATCTTCGATTCCGATTCATCCAATCGGTCATTAACCGTGGTCACGATAGAGGAATTGACCGCCTGCGCCGCGTCCGCAGCCGTCTGCTGCACCGACCCCATCAAGCCGCCCAAAGTCTGCTTGAAAGTGCCGAACTCGATGGATGTGTAGCGCCGCTGGATGCAGTCGTATTCGAAGCTGATAACGTTCGTGAGCATGTCAAGACCCATTCGCTCGTCGATCACTTCGATGGTGTCGCCAATATCGGTGATTTTCTCAAGATTCGCACTCATCTTGTAATTGACTTTTGGCGCGCAATTCTCTTCCAAATACTTCTGCGCCTGCTGACGCAAATCAGCGATTAGCGCCTTCTTATACGCTGTTTCATCGTCATGTTTTCCGTCTGGTGTCTTATAGTTTTCTTGCTTGATATCAGATTGTGAGAATTGCACGGTTTTAGTGTACGGTAAATCGTATTGTTTTTCAGATTCCATGTAAATCGACTGCTTGCTATCGAGAGCATTGAGCAGGATACCATCAGAGCCTTCAGGCAGCAATTTAGTGCAAACATCGCTCCAGTCATATGACGCTTCGATGCTCTTGAGATTCTTGCCGTACCTCACCACGACGCCATTATCAGCGCCAATATTCTGCCGGATGCCGATAGTCCAGCCGTCCCGCACCAAGTGCCCGCCCCAACGCTCCAGAACCGTCTGAATCGCCTCATAGAGCGATTTACGCACGCACCTGAAGGAATTAATCGTGTTAATGTCGGAAACCGTGCTGAAGGGCGATTTTGGCTCAGTAGCGGTATTGAGATGGTCTAGCGCCTGATTGCAAGTCGAATCGACCACGTATGAATCGGCAATCAAATAATTCGCGCTATCGAAAAAAACGTGGTCGCATTTGCATGTGATCTTAGTATGCGTAATCTCAGGATTAAGTATACGGAAAGGTTGCGCACCTTGCGGCGTATCCGCGACAATAATATTGCCTGACTTAATCCACGGTAGATATTCAGTGCCGCACGATAAATCGAGATAATAAGCGTCGTTATCTTCCTTTTTTACTGTCGCTTTTAGCGGCTGAATTACCTTGTCGCCATTCGATTTATAGTCCCTGTCTGTAGGGCTGAAGATTCTGAGCATTTCTGCACCTCCTGTATTCAATGATATTGGTGAAAAACGACACGTCGAATTTGCTTCCCAATGCGATAGGTGTATAGTAGTAATTACCGATCAAGGAAAGGACACCATGAAAGACAAGCTCGAAAACCTCAGCACCGCACTAATCTTAATCGGCCTACTATTGGCAATGAACGAAAATACCAGCAAGATGTACATCAACATTATCGGCGCGGGTCTTGCGGTACTTGGCATGTTGATACTGCGTATCACCGGCAAGGACGCGTGATAAGATGTGAAGTGCCGGAGTGGTGAACCGGCACGATGTGATGATAGAACAAGAAAGCCGCCACGTGGTCTTACCTCTCCTCCCACGCGACGGCTTTTCTCATACCTCAGCCGACCTTCAACACCTGTCCCGGATAGATTTTGTTGGCGTCAGCGATGCCGTTGATCTGCTGGAGGTGTTGCCACGTAGTCCCATACTTGGCCGCGATACCGCTGAGGGTATCGCCGCTCTTGACAGTGTAGGTCTTGGCAGCTGGTGCCGCAGCAGAGCCAGCAACCTTCAACACCTGCCCCGGATAAATCCGGTTGGCGTCGGCGATGCCGTTGATCTGCTGCAGAGCCTGCCACGTCGTACCGTACTTGGCTGCGATAGCGGAGAGAGTATCCCCGCTCTTGACAGTGTATGTCTGAGTTGCAGACGTACTGGAAGTGCCGAGCTTCTGATTCACGACAGCCTGCACGGCTTCATAGCGAGAGCCGAGCGCAGCCTTACGAGCATCACCATCACCATACTTGCCAGCCAGTACCTCGTCGGCAAGCTGAGCATCACTCTTGCCAGCGAGCGGGTCAACCGGCTTAGGTGCCGGAGCCGGAGCCGGAGTGCCGGAAGCACCAGCGTACTTCTGCCAAGCGGCAGCGTCGCCATAGAACTTGTCAAGGTCGAGATTGCCGCCCCAGCCGGGAAGCCGCCCAGCGCTTGAATACTGCCGAATCGCACAGCTATACGCACCCTCATTCCAAGGTGTGCCCTGATACCCGGTCGCATTCATGTCCGCATACTGGGCGATCCACAAGCCGCAATCATACTTCTTTGCAACTTCCGCAGCCTGCGCATACACGGAAGCCTGAGCGTAGATCAGCGGCTTCACGCCGGTACGCTCGATCACGCGAGCCACAAGCGCATCGAGATAACCGTAATTACCCCAAGCGCCATTCTGCGCACTCTCCCAGTCGATGCACAGCACGCCCTTGCCGACATAGCCCCTCACGTTATTCACGTAGTAGTCAGCTTCCGCCACAGCGCCGGATCCGTCGACATAGTGGTAAGTTCCCCAGCACTTGCCCAGCTTGATAGCCTGCTGAACAACGCGGTCGCAATCAGGATTCACATAATTAGTGCCCTGCGTCGCCTTAGCAATAACGAAGTCACACGGCACCTTGGCCACGTCGATACCTGACTGCCAGCTAGAAATATCAATACCATTCATTGTCATTTTTGATTACCTCCTTGGATTGTTATTTTACCTTCGATTGCATCTGACTGATGCGGTCAATCGACGCCTGTGCGTCGATGACCGCATCATTTGACACTGATGATCTCATCAGGCATCTGCGAGACATCATCAGACACATGCGAGCCAGCTGCAACCCAAGAGACAGTACCTTGAAACCACGTCCCGGTGTTGTAAGTGACATTGACGGTAGGACGGAACTCCACCTTGTTGCCGACGATATGCACAGCAGTGTTGTTATTCGGCTCAGCGTTAGCGTTAGTCACAATCGGCGTATTAAGATCGCCGAGAGAGCCAAGACCATCGGGGAGAGTAAGGACATGCGCCTGATCCCACGCCTTGGCATTCCACACGCTAGCCTTGCGGGTCGCAGAGAATGACAGTGTGCAGACACCGCCGACCACTCGCAACCGGCAAAACTTCCAAGTATAGTCATCATACCAAGTGCCCTTTGTGAGGCCACTGCCGACCTCGTAAGTGGCGGAGCTGATGAGAGCATCGTACTTCGATTGCATCTGACTGATGCGGTCGACCAGTGCCCGCACGTCGATGGTGCCGCCGGCCGACACGTTGATTCCCGCGCCAATCTTGACACCACCAACAGTAGATGCGGTCGCTGGCTTAAGCGCGAGCTTCCACCCCCCATCGTCCTGCCTAGTGTCCTTCGATAAGAATGATCCCGCGTCGATGCCCAAGCACAGCGCACCCGAGGGACTGACCGCGATGGCGACACTCGGGTTATTTTCTCCGAAAACGCCAAATGTGGCCGGAGTAAGCACTCCATTAGAGTTGACTCTCAGACCACTGCCGACCTTGACACCGCCGAGAGTGGTGTTCGTGGCTGCGGGTAGCGTGTAGGTGCTTCCACCTGAAGCGGATATCGTGCCGTCACTCGCGACGGTGATGCCCCTGCCGATTTTCACGCCACCCAATGTGGACGCTGAAGCCACGGGTAGCGTGTAGGTGGGGCCAGTATCACCCTTAGGACCCTGAGGGCCAGTAGCACCCTTAGG